TCAGTTACAGCGGAGGATCTTGCACAAGCTGTCAACGACAGGCTGAGGAACAGGAGTATCCCTGAACTCAGGCGTTGCATCAAGTACCTCCTTGGTCTTCACACGATTGCCTTGCGCAGTGGCCTGAGCTTTCGATGTGTTGACCTGTATCTGTTTCACTTTGGCCTTCGTAGCTTCCAGCTCCCGCCGGGTATCTACTAAGTCCTTCTTGGTGTCACGCAGGACATTACCCTGATGCCATGAGAGGGCACCGAGTAGGACTGCGAGGATCGTCACAACTACTGACCACCTCATAGCCCAGACCTGCACAGCGTCGCATCAGAGGCCCGACGGTTGCCGAGTCCCTTGCTTGGGTAGCCACCAATGGTAGCCTTGTAGCCGGGAGCGATCCCGTACTTACCGGGCCATGGTGCTTCCAGTGCATCGCAGGCTTCCTTCCATCGGCCCGCCCGTAGGTAGACCATGTAGGGAGCTTCGACGTAGCTGTTGGTGAACTGGCTACCACGCCACCCAGACTTGCCAATGTTTACGGCAGTGCTGGTGAAGGCGGCAACTACGGTGGCAGGTGTGTCCTTCCGAAGATACGGAGTGACTGCTGCCATGTACTCACTGGTCATTGCCAGCAAGTCCTTGTCGCACTCCAGCACAGAGTAGGACATCTTAGGAATGCCCTGCGTCTGTCCGTAGCACCACGTCTTTACACCACCACCGTCGAGGTAAGGTTTAAGACTCAAACCCTCCTTCGATCCGATGTGCGCACCCGCTATCGCCAGTGCCATCGTGGCTCCGAGAGCTATCAGCCTTTGCTTGAGCATTCCGATCTTTCCTCCATGCCAAGAACTTCATGACGAGGAACACAGTGCTGAGTAGGAAGTACACCACCGACACGATTGCTACCATGTCAGGCAGGGACACTCCCAGCACCGTAATGCCGACTACAGCAGCCGAGGCGGAACTGTTGCCGATAGTACCGGCGTCGTCCGCCACTTGCTGCAAAATAGACATTACATTGTACCTCCTTGGGCGGAACGAGAGGCGAGCGCTGCGCGCTACAAAGGACTCTCAGTTCCTTCGAGTTATTAAGGGTTCCGCGTGCCGGCATACCGGGTGACTTCTGCGAGACGACCAATGAAGTCGTTGTCGCTGTTCACACCGTTGAACGCCAGCGTCTGGATGCCATCGTGAACCATCAGTGCTGAGCAAGGCGCAGAGGCGTTGACCAGACCCACCGTCAGGTTGATGTTCGTACCGTCCCATTCGATGTAGACGTTGTACAGCGGGCCGACTGCAATCTCGGTCTGGTTGTACACCTGAACCTGAGTGCCGTTGGCTTGCGTTGCGGTCAGCCGGTAGAAGGCTCGCTGCAACGTGTCTGCGTTCTTCACCAACTCCAGCTTGAGAGTCTCAAACGGGGAGGCGCTGTGCAGGCAACGATGAACAACCATAGACTGGTTATCCACCAGAGCTTGGCTGCATCGCACGTTGAAGTAGAAGCCGAACACACCAGCAGTCCAGTCGGCGCGGTTGGCCATGACCAGATTCTTCCCGGCTGTGAAGATGACGGAGTTACCGTTTGGTGCATAGAGCGGATCGCTGCCACCCTGTGGAATCCACATGATGTTAGGGTCAGCCGCGCTAGGCCACTTCCAGACAGTCTGACCGGGCAAGATGCCAGCGGTCGTTGGTAACTGAATGGCAATGAACTCCATCAGGTTGAAGCTACCGATCGTGTCGGTAGACTCCGAGGTCACGACTTGGAAGGGTGCCATGAACATGCTACACCTCCTTAGATCGCGCCAGTGATGACCCAGCCGCCAGCGATACGGACTACGCCCGCTACACGACCGCGTGGTACATCGGTGCCGCCGTAGACGCTAGTACCTGCGAAGGTAAGAGCACCCTGCTTATTGATGGCCGAGTAGACCTTAGCTGGGTTCACGGTAGCGGTGATTGCATCTGGCAAGGTGACAGTGACGATGCCGTCGAAGTCAAACACCAGCATGGTATTGCGGTCAGCTTCAAGCAGCGTGTAGGTCTGGCCTGCCACGTTCTTGACTTTCAGCTCACCTTGGAGCGCGAGGTTGCCGTCTGCATCGGGTGCAACACCATTGATGGTCTTGACGCCGACAGGTACGACTACGTTGCCATCCTCATCCGGCTCGATGCCGTTGACAGATTGAACAGTGCCTGCCCCGCCGCCACCAGCACCCAGAGCCTTCCACGGAGAAGACGACAGGTGCCCGGTTGCCCAGTACACGGTGTCATCGTCAAGCAGGATGGTTGCACCACGGGTCTTGCCCGAGATGTTCTGGATGTTGATAGGGTGCGCCGGATCATCCAAGTTAGCCTTGGTAATCGGTACACCCTTGACGGACTTGGAGAAAGGCAAGGTCAACGCTGGCGTGTTCTTCTCGCTCGGGTACTGACCCGTAACTGGAGCTTGTGCCATGTGACCTCCTTACTTAGACCGGGGTGATGTCGGTAGCGCCCTTGGTGACTGCTACCCACTTGTCGGTTGGGTCTTCACCAGCCGCTTGGAACAGGACAGGCGAACCGCTGACCACAGCAGTGACCAGAGCGCCCAGACGCTTGCCGGACACGTTACGCTCGTTGATGACGTGCGCTTTGTTCAGCAGGGAAGCCGCCAGCACGACCGGCATGTTATGCAGGGTCACGCCTTCTTTCAGGACTTCTTTGTGGTCTTTGATGTCGCCGATGATGTTCGGTGGGGTTGCCATGTTGGATACCTCTCTAGGTTCTATATAAGGGAATCCCTCTTCCCTAGAAGGGAGAGAGGGAGGATAACTACTGGAACTACTTGACACCACTAGGGCTACTGTGTACTACCGGGAGCCACTAGGGCTACTGGGTACTACTGTCCCTACTGGGGATTCTTCTATACTGCAACTTAAATACCCATCGGGCTACAGGCCACGGAATACGCGGCCTCCAGCGGTTTTGTTTATTATTTGTACAGCAGTCTCACACAAATCACTGTGAGACTTTGTGACCAGAATCCTGCTGTCAGTCACAGTCTCACACTGTGAGACTACCCGCCCCAGTTGCGCTGAGGCCGCCGTGTAGGCGTCGAAGTGCTTGTCCCTGAGAACCGGTTGCCCAGCTTCTGGAAGCCCCTGTCAACGGCCAGCGCGGCGTCCTGCGCCACCCCGAGGGTCATGTTGCGCATGTACTCGACCATCTGTTTCGGGTTGCGCATGATTTCAAAGAAGCGGCCCTGCTGCTTGATCTGACGCTGCACAACCACCTTGAGCTGGTCATAGTCCAGATCGGCGACAACGACCGCCACAGCCGCTGCCACGGCCTCCAGCCGGTCATCATGGCGCAAGCAGTCCTTCTCCCGCGTGAGATTCGCGAGCTGGTGGAACAGGCTGTAGGCCATGCGGAGTTCGGTAGGGTACTTCTGCACGCTGTCCCAGTCGGCTTGGATTACCTCCTGCCTAACCACGAAGCGGTGCGTGGACAATACCGGCTCAAGGTTGTCGATGATGCGCAGTTCTTTCTGGCCCACGCTGTGGATCGGCTCGATGATGACAGGCCACTCTCGCTCGAAGTATGGCTTGAGTGCAGCAATGTGCGCACCGTTACCATAGTTATCCTCGATGAAGACTTCCTTACACTCTGCGCGTTTGCAGATGGTGACAAGCTCCATGAGCTGGTCTTCATTGTAGCCGCCCTTCACGCCGCCAGCTTCCCACAGGTAGACCGTGGTGCCCATCAGCTTGATGATCGCGTAACCAGTTTCGTCCCCGTTCTTACCGCCGCCTGCCGGGTCAATGAACATGACAGTACGCTCAAACTTGCCGAGGTCGTACTGCACCTGCATTGGCAGGAAGAAGCGGTCGGAGTTACGGGAGCCGAACTTAGGCGCCGATGTCCAGTGGGTGGCAGGGGAGTTGCACCAGATCGGCATGATAGGCCCGTGAGTCTTGGAGAAGTTAGCCACGACAATATCGGCCAGCTTCATCGGGTATCTGTCTGCGTCGCTCAGCCCAGTGTTGAGCATGAACTGCAACATGAACTTCGCCTTCCCTTGGGTCAGCTCCTTCTCGTTCAGGATTTCGTTCGGGTACATCTCGGGGCAGGTTGGTTGCCCCAGCGAGCCATCGAGTCCGCCGCCGTACTGCAAGGCCGGATTGTCTTCGATGTCACGCAGGAGGATCGGTGCCAGCCGGTCGCCGTAGTCCTCCATCTGCGCAGCGGTCGGGTAACGTCCCGTCCAGATCCGAACCTTGTACCCCCGTGATGGGAGCCAGTTGTAGATGGACTCGACAGACTGCGGTGTGCCCAAGTAGATGATCGAACCGAACTGGTTGATCGACTCAAATTCCAGCGAGCTGTCCATCAGGATCTGACGGCCACCTGCGGTACGGGAGTTCTGCAAGGACTCAATGTCATCCGCGATAATGAGGTCAGCACGCGCACCCTGTGCCCCGGACTCGATAGAGTAGCAGGATACGGATGGCGACTTGTCACTACCACGGAGACACCAGTGGATGTCGAAGGCTTCGATACTGGATCTGTCCCCCGCGAACTTGTCAGGACGCAGACATTCGAGGATGGGCATTGCATAGAAGATCTTGATGATCCACCCTGCAATCTCCTTCGCTCGCTTGGCGTTCTGGGAGAAGATAACGATCCGATAATGCGGATTGTGAATTAACATGAACACAGCGTAGATCGCTGTCAGGGTCGTCTTTGCCTGACCCCGCTGTGCCATGACCATGCGGTACTTGTTACCCATGAGCAAGAAAGACAGGATGTCAGCTTGCATCCGGTTGAGGTTCGGCTTACCCACGATCAACGTGTTGATGATGACCTGCGCTAGATAGCACAGGCCAGACACCGTGTAAGGGAACGCCTTCTGGAGTTCGACTAGCTTCCTGTTAATCTCTACCTGCTGCTCGATGGAGAGATTACGGCCAGCCATTACGCTTGCCGCTCGTGGCCGTCAGTGAAGGACAGCACGTTGCTCAGGCCACCGTTGCCAGTCTGGCGGCGTTTGACTTCCTCCAGTTGCTTGGCCAGTTCGGTTTCCTCGCTGGCCTCTGGTGCCGCGCAGGTGATGCCGTTCTTATCCGATACCCACACGCCAGCATCCTTGATGGCCTTGTCGTCGAACACCATCTCGATGTCCGCGCCTTCGTCCAGCAGTTGGATCATGCGTTGCAAGCGCCGGGTATACAGCGTGGTTGTCAGCTTGTGAAGTAAGCCAAGCTCGTCCTCGGAAGCCGAGGTCTTGTTACTGCGTTTATCAATCATCAGTCGCCCTCTACTTTAATAAGCCAATGGAGCGCCCAGAACGGAGTCATGCACTTGTGAATGTAAGTGATGGTATATGGATGAGTGTGCGGATCAACCCCGCCCAAGACGTTACCCCACAGCGCGCCATCTGTATCAGCGTTCGCTGTGTTGTAGTTCGTAGGACGGAAGCGCGCCGAGTGTTCGGGTACGCTTGTCCAGTTGCCGTGGTCAGACTCAACCCTCACGCCTGCCGAGGTGAACTGAGTCTGGTACTTGTGGTCATGCGGTGGCAGATGACGGCGGAACATCTCCGTGCTGGTCACAACGTCGGTCTTCTGGTAGCGAACGTCAATCGTCCCACCGATGCTGTGTAGCTCGTAGTTGCCGCCAGCTCCCACCACCATCCGGTCACGGAAGTCAGCACGACCGCCAGTCCCGTCAAGGACTCGCCATCCTTTAGGCACGTCGCGGACATCGCCCCACCAAGGCGCAATGCACCCGGCAGGGAGTAGGCTGCGAGCGAGGTTGTTAATCTCGGCCTCAGTGTACATGTCGCAGTCGGCTGCTGTCAGCTCCGCTAGCCTTTTGGTCACGCGGGTGCGGGCTGACAAGCTAAAATTTGGCAGTGCCTCATCTCCTTCATCAGACCCTGCTGTACGCATGATCCAATACTTGGTGATGTACGGGGCAATTGCCTCATGCACGAACCGGGCGCTGAACCCGTGGTCGTGTGGGTCAGCCGCTCCAGTCACTGGGTTGCCCAGCTCCTTGGAGGTCTTGTAGGTTGACACCTGCTTGTTCGCAGCGTCCCGCGACTTCTTGCCAGTACGCTCGCTGTCGAACAGGACGTTGGACTGGTAGCCGTGGGTGTGCGGCGGGATTTCCTTGGTGGTCAGCGCGTGGCCATCGGTCTTCCCGTCAATGATGAGGTCGAAGTTGTACTTGCCACCGGTGCTGTTAAGCGGGAAGTTCCCACCAGCACCAATGGGTGTACGGTTGGTCAGGTTGGGCGTGCGACCGCCCAGCCCGTTGCAGACGGTATAACCGTCCGGTACATCGTTCGCTGTTCCGTTCCACACGAAGCACATGCCGACCGGGATCGTGGCGCTAACAAGGTCACGAATCTCCTTGCGCGTCAAGCTCCCGAGGTCATGCGCCGTGAGGGCAGAGACAGACTTTCGGATACGAGTAGTCATTCGCTATGCACCACCATTTTCACGCCAAGGTTATTGAAGGCCCGGATCAAGTCTAGGATCTTCGACGGGGTGGCTGATTGCCCTGTCGATTGCTGGCCGATGTAGAGGTGGCAGTCCACCCGACGACGGTATGCTGCACGCGCCCGCTCGTCGCTAAAGTAACTTAGCTTGTCGATCAGGTCGTCCAGTTGTGCCGTGGTCATGTCGTTGTACGCGAAGCTCATCTCAGTTGCTACCGGTACGATCCCGAAGTCAACATCCTGCACCCCACCGCGACGGAACCAGACCTTGTTGTACGTCGCAGCGTCGATAGGACGGATGCTCGCAGTGAACGGATCGGTGGTCGTGTAGCGGTGGTAGGTGGCGTCGAACCACTCCTTGGTGATGATCCCGGTTTCCTCGTCGATAATCTCCGCGTACTCAGGGCCGGTAGAGATGTAGTCACCGGTGTTCTCTGGCACGCCTTCTTGTACCGGAGAGCCGTCACCCCAGTCGATGCTGCCTTCACCCAGCCCGTCGAGCAGGTCGGTGTCGTAGTCATACTGTGCTTCAAGGTGGCGGTCAAGCTGTCCTTCCGCTGGGTTGCCCGGTGGGAAGGTTTCAGGTGCAGGCTGTGGTGCCGCGAGCTGGCAGAATACCAGCGGGTAGTACGCCGTGCTTCCCTTGCGACCTACCGCTGACCGCTGCTCAAGAATAGTGGTGCGACGGGAGGTGATCGGGTTGCCGTTTGGTACGCGGTCGAGTGGGTCGGCTGGGTTGACCAAGTACCACTGGTCTACTCGGGCCTCACTGATGGACTTGCGCTGTGTGAAGTTCGTACCCTCAGACACGCTGTACTCCGAAGGGAGCCAGAACTTGTCCTGCCGGGAGATTTCCGCCCAGTCGCTAACCTCCACCAACTCAAGGTTCCAGATCGGCTTGTCCGTTGGGAGTGCGCCGCCGTCGTCCTTGAACACCACGCTGTCCCGGTTCACCTGTGTGCTGGCCCAGATGAGGGACTGCATCGGCTTGCGGCTTGCGTCGAGCTTGGTGTTTGGCCAGCTCAACTGGTGCGCGATGTTCTTCCACACACGACCGGTCGGGTCTTTGTTAGGTGCGAACCCGCCTAGGTAGTTCGTCTTCTCGACTGGGTATCCCAGCTTGTCGAAGGCGTAGTCACAGTAGGCGTTCGTGAACTCAAGGTCAGACCAGATGATCGTGTCGTATGCCTCGTACTGGAAGAACTCAAAGTTCGGGTACTTCCAGTGGTTGAAGGGGAAGTTGATGATCGGAGTAATCTCAGACTTCGTGGTGAAGATCTGAGGGATGAACGTCAGGGCCGAGAACTCAGCGTCCGGGTAGGCAAGCTGTGCATCGACCTTAGCCGCTTGGGTGTAACGACCGAGGGCATCGCGCAACCAGTTGGCCGCGTCAATCTCCTGCTGGGTCGCCCGCTGCTTAGAGAAGGACGTGATGTCATTCCAGATCGGAATCTCCACACCATCGGCCAGCGCAGCCCGCTTGGTAGGCTCGTCGTAAATGAACAGTCTCCCGTTCTGATACGAGCCGTCCCAATACCAAGGCTCGCCCACTTGGAACTGTCGCTTCATCCCTTCTGGGATAATATCGGCCAGCTCCTTGAAGGCTCGGCTTATATACGTCGCACCTGCCGTGTCCTCGATGCACACACCAAAGAACGTCGAAGGCGGGTTGTATCCGGTGAGCGCAGGTTTCCCGACGGAGTAATCCCCGTACCAACCACGGAAGCGCTTATCCAGCTTGAGCTGGGTTTTGTCTTCGTTAGGTACGTCGATGACCTCAAGCAACTTGTAGGTCGTCTCAACCCCGCCATCTTCCGGGTGCGCAAAGCGGATGTCCGCAGCCCACTCCTTGTTCGGGTTGAACAGCCCTTGGTGCTCGAAGCCACCGAGGAACGGGTTCTCAATCGTTGACCACGGATGCTTACCTTCAATCTTGATGTACTCGTCGTCAACCTCCATAACTTGGAAGCCCTGACAGAGTTGCATCCAGTGCCGCCAGTTCCACTTAACGTAGTCATAGAACACCTCCATCGACACAGCAACGATACACTCAAAGTTCAAGCGCACGCATTGCTGGAAGAAGTCCTCATGCCACAGCCGAACCACTTCATCCAGACACTCGGTCGGGCTGAGCTGGAACTGCTGGGTGTCCTCCATGAACACCAGCTTCGGATAGTTGCTGATGCCCATGTAGTGGTTGATGATGCCACGGTAGCCCAGCTTGTACATGTCCTCAACCACGCGGCGCGGGTTGGTGTTGGCAATGTCGTCAAAGCTGGTGGCGATGCCCAAGTCAGTCTGGTACGGAGAACCGTCCAGCTTCTGCGGGCGACCGCGTGCGTGGGTCTTGGCAATACCGGTTGCCTTGTTGATGCAGCGGATGTTGGCGATCACCACGTCACCCAACTTGGGCACAGTCAGTGGTCGCTCGTCATCTGGTGGAATCTCCAGACCTTCCGCATCGTACCCGCCCTTCGCGTAGTAGTCAGTGTCCACCACGTTGATGCTGATCCGGCGCAGGTCGGTGACTGGCACCTTCTGGCGGAACTCGTCGATAGGACTGAAACCGGTGTACAGGTTGTCGAAGTCCAGCGTGATGTCCATGCTGTTGGCCGTGGCCGTTTCCGGGTTGGCGTACTGGTAGAGACGGATGTACCACTCCTGCCCGTTGCCATCGGTCAGCGTCAGGGACGTACCAAACGGCAGGTCAGCCCCACGGTAAGTGTTCGGGGTCATGTTCAGCGTGAAGCTCATCTGGTAGCCAGTGAAGTTACGCTCAGCAGGTTCCACGAAGCACTTGAGCTTGTTGTGGCGCGGCAGGTACTCGTTGCCGTCGATGTTGAAGACGGCCTGAGCAATGTGCTTGTTGTTGAAAATCTTGGTGGTCATGGTGAAGCCGTCATCCATAGAGTTACGGATGCAGGTCTTCGATGGTCGTTGGAAGATGGCGAACCAGAGCTGCCCGTCGAACATCGCGATGCGCTCCCACTCATGGGCCTCCGGCTCCGTCTCAATATCAACGGTGCGGAAGCCAGAGTCGTAGGGGCGATCGGCATACATGATTTCGTAGTGGCCGTCGCGGCTAATCATGGAACCTCCTATTCTGCTACATAGTTCAGCGCAATGCCGATAAAGAAGGCATCCTCGCTGCTAGTGGCAAGGGTGTCTTCCGGGTGGGTTGGTACACGGCTCACGCGCAGATAGAGGGTCTGGGTGATGTCTGCCGCAGGGATGCTGACGATGGCTCGGTAGTGCGTCACGTCTTGTGGACGTACCGCAACGGTGAACTCCGTCAAGAAGGTGTAGTCCGCTGCGAACTCACCCGGCCCTTGCACGGCAGTCTCGATACGCCAGCGGGTGTTGCCAGAGTTCTCACCCGACACCATGAAGCGCATCTCAACACCTTCAACGATAGGCATGTCAGGTGGAGTGATCGCCACGATGGTAGCCGACCGTACCTTGTCCGAGAAGAAGGCATGTGCCGGTGTCTCGATCTTGCCCTGTGGCCGGTGCGTCATGATGGTCGAGCCATCTGTCAGCTTGGGCCGGAAGGCATTCGCAGGCCACCACACACGGGCGTAGCTGCTCATGCTGTACGCACGAACGTCAGCCAGCGGGTCGCCCAACATGGCAAACACGCGGTCGCCTGCGTCCAGTGGCTCAGCGAAGATGATCTGCCGCTCGATCTTGTTGATCGTGAAGTCACCTTTCAGCGGGTCTTGCAGGACACCGTTCACCCAGACGATAGGGTTAACAACCCCGAGCGGAGAGACGAAGATGGTCTGCCCTTGAACTGCCACAGGTGGCGACCAAGGTACGCTGGTCAGCTTGAGGTCGGTCAGGCTGTTCTCCAGCCCCGACACGCGGTCTTCAATCGCGAACACCTTGTCCTGACGCACAGCTTCGTGCGGGTCGTTGGTGTTCTTGGCGAGGTTGTAGATCTTGAAACCGCGCATGTTGAGGTTGCCAGTCGCCACCTCGTCGCCGTCATCGTTGTCACCGCCATCGAAGAACCCGTCAAGGAACTGGTGGGAGATGTACAACTGGTTGAGGAACGAGTTGTTGATCTGGTCTTTGTTGTACACGTTGCCACGCTCGAAGTCCGAGTACACCCGGTCGAGTGGCTGGATGCGGCGGATCAGAACTACCTCACCTAGTGGCGGGGCAGTCTCCAGATCGACGCGGTTAGGCGTGGAAGGGTTCACCGTGTTAGGCACCTCATGACCGAGGACGTAAACGTGAATGTCATTGGCGTTGAGGTAGCCAACGCCATAACCGGTGAACCCGAACGTGAACGACTTGGTGAACCCATCACCGGTGGCGAGGGTGTAGCTGTAGCCGCTGTTCGTTACGGGATCAAACATTAGACCTCCTATAGTGCAACTTAATAGTCAGCACCGATTGTGAAGTTGTAGATTGGCGAGTCAATGAACGGGATGACCCGTCGAATGTCACGCATGTGCTTGTCGCGTTCCTGCTGCGACATCTGGTACTTCGGCTTGACTGCCATGTCGCGCGCAGCACCTACTGCCTTGCCATAGTCCGCCATCATGTCCACCGCTGGAATCCCACTGAAACCTTGGACACCTGCGTTGGTACGACCGCCGATCATAGACTCGGGCATCAGGCGCATGCTCGCTGCAATCTGCAACGGGATGCTCGGGCCAGCCAAGTGGCCGACACGATTGAACGTACCCCAGAACTGACCCTCATCCGAGAGTTGCTTTTGCAGGTACTTGTTGCGCTCCGTCGCTGGCTTGGTGTTGGCCATCATGTAGGTGTACGCCATGTAGCTCGCGTAGCCCAGTGCAGCCTGATAACCGAACGATACAGCACCCAGCGCTCGCTCGGAGCTGATGCCACGAACCAGCATCTTCTCGTAAGAGCCGATGGAGAAGTTCAGTAGCGAGGTGAGGAACTTGCCCAGCTCCTTGTGCATAAGCGGCGACTGCTCACCGATAGCCATACGCATGAAGCTCGCCGAGGTGGCGTTGCGCACAGCGGTGGACAGCTCGTTGTGCAGCTTGGAGTCGAGCGAACGGACAGCGGCGAAGGTATCTTCTGGGCTGGCGTTCAGGTGGGCGATCACTTTGTTCAGGCCCTCTTCGGACATACCGCCAGCGTCAATTAGGGACTTGCGGATCACCGGGGTGATTGCGCCCTTCTTGGCCATCGACTGCAAGTTACCAACGATTGCCCGAGCCACCATCTCTTCCCCGCCGTGCTGGATGCTACGGAACAGGTTCAGGGTCATGGCCGTGTGTACACCCTTGCCCAGCAAGTGGTCAGCGATGCCGCCCAGCTTGGTACGGGCTTTGTCGTCAAAGCCGGAGTTGTTATAGAACTGCTTTCCAAACAGGTACTCTTGGTGCCCAGTGGTGCTGAACGTCTTGCTGAACTCGTTCATGAACTTGTCCTGAGCAACCGACTTCTCTGTCAGGTTGAAGAAGCGAGACTGCGGCAACTTCGACAGCAGGTTGATCGCGCCGTTGCGGGCGGCAGCAGTACCGTACTCAGGGATGGTCATGAGGCCCGTGGTGCGCAACCGGGTCATGATGGTGGCCTTACGGATCAGCTTACCGAAGTCTGTCAGTGCATCGGAGTGACCAGACACCAGCGGCTCCTTGTACATCAGGGACACGCCATCGTCGATCAGGTTCTGATACTCAGAGGACTCCAGCTTGGCTAGCTCTTTCTCAGCAGCAGCCTTGACCTTCGGGTTCTCGCTCTGTGCAGCCAAGCGAGTATCGTTGATCGCAGCCTTCCGCAAGTCTTCCATGGTACGTTGCAGGTGCGTCCGCGAGCGGTAGCCCTGCGAGGCCAGCCCAGCGTTAGCCGAGGCATCGCTGCCGTACTTCATCACACGCTCAATGCTGGTGTCGATCAGGTCAACCATCCGCACACCGCCACCCTCTGCAAGCAGGTTAGGTTTCAGCGAGTGCATGGCCCGAGGCGACATCAGTTCCTGCGACTCCTTGGAGAACAGAGTTTCCTCCAGCTCCTTGATGATCGTAGGGTCAACCTTGCGTGCGTGCAGTTCCTTCTCAAGCTGCTTGAACTCAGACTGGCTCAGCGCCTTCTGGTTGACAGCTCGGCCTGCGGTCTTCATCGCGGTGGTACGTTCGATCTGCATGGTTGCCAGACGTACCGCGTTCTCACGGGTGAGCTTGATGCCGCCAGTCTCATACGCTCGGGCGATGGTGTTGATGATTTCGTCCGAGTTGGCATTGAGGCCGAGGATCTTGCTCTGGTCGAAGATGACCGAGTGGTACTTGTTGTCGTGGTTGATCTTGTCGAACCCGATAACCCCGTAGTCCTTGTTGTTCTTCAAGCCTGCTTCGTAGATGCGTGCGCGTGCCTTAGCTGCTGCGATCACCGGGGTGTCACCAGCGGCTGCGACGTTGGTTGTAATCTCGCCACGGGCCTGTGCCAGCACCACTTCGTTGTCGAACTCATCGCGGAGCTTGCCACGGTTACGGCCAAACCACCCCTGCCCAGCGCTCGCAGCGTACTGCTCAAACGCTTGCTCGGCGTCCAGATAGTGAGGTACAGCATCACGGAAGAACAGCGTCTCAGCCAGTTCCTCGGCGCTCTGGTGGCCGTTGATGGTACGGGTTCCATTCTTGAAAAGCTGAATGCCCAGCCCGCGAGTACCCGCGTCACCCGCCCCGTCAATGGTGCTGGAGAGGGAGCGGAGCGCACCCGCAGCCTTGGTCATCCGACTGACGCGAGGCGTGTTGTAGCCCAGCACCGCCGCCCTGCGGCCAGCCTCAAAGACTTCATCGACATCCGATTTGGTCAGCAGCTCGTCGTAGGTGGCAATGTCCTTATAAGCTCTACGGACATTCATCGCGCCCATCGACTGGGCATCGTCCGCGCCGCCAGCCCCGGCAGCAGGTGCAGGAGCCTCGGCAGCGGGGTCAACGCGCAGCTCTGGCGGGACTTCACGCTTAGGCAGGCTCTGCCCAAGGTACTCTGACACATGCGCGTCAAACTCCCCTGACTCGCCTTTAAGCTCACGGTAGCGTGCCTCCATTGCTGGTGGCACCTTGCCATTAGTCAGTTGGTCGAACGCGGAGTTGATGTCACGGGCGTTGCTGGTGGTAGCCAGTCGCTCATCAAGGGCGGTCTTGCGGGCCGTGATAGCGTCCGTGATCTGCTGGATCTGCTTGGTGCGGGCGGATGGCTTGATGAACTTGTCAGCTCGCAGCTTCTCGATCATGGCGGTTCGTTCCTTGTTGTACACCCGGAACTCTTCCTTAGCCTTGTTCACCGCTGCCTTGCCTTCGGCCTCCACTCGCCCACCGTGTTCCTGCTTGAGCGTGTCCATAATCTCACGCTCACTCAAGGCACGCTTGCGTACCTGCACGTCGCCGGTCTTGGTCGCCAGTGCTGCATCAGCCGCGTTGTAGGTGTCACCCTCCATCATCGACTTCACGCTAGTGGTATGCTCTGCGTCCACCTCGTTGGCCTGCCGTACCAGCCGGTTAGCCTTGAGGCGATCCAGTCCACGACCACCGAGGGTCAGGGTGCCACCCAGCAGCGCACCGGCAGCACCGGCAATCGCTACGTCCTTCATGCTGCGCTGGGTATCGCCTTGCATCAGCGCGTACTCCAGTGCGACGTTCTGGCCCATGCCAGTCAGCATCGACATGCCCACAGCGCGAGCCGTGTTCAGCTTCGTACCGGCAGCTAGGCCACCGGTTGCCAGCAAGGCGGGAATGGCCACAGGGTCTGCAATACCTGCCAGAAGTTCCATACCGGTTCCCGCCCAGCCGCCAGCCGCCAGTGTCTGCACGCGCTGCCGGTCTTCGTCGATACGCTCAAGGCGACGACCGTAGTTCTGGTCGCTACCTGCTTGCGACAGGAAACCAATCTCCTGCTCGGTCTTGCCCTGACGTTGCTGCTCATACAGCATCTCAGGTGTGACTTGGAAGTTCTCATCAAGCTGCGCGTAGTCCATCTCACGCTGGCGGGACATGGAGTTAGCCAGCCAGTGTCGCTGCTTCGCTGCCTCCCATAGTTCGCCAGCCGTTGGTTCTGCGCCCTCGATGGTGGGCGTCTCCCGAAGGACGTTCATAGGAACGTACTCTCCGGTGTTGTCCTCGAACTGCCTCATGGGCTGGTCGCTGACTTCGTATTGCGGAACAGGTTTCTTCGTAGCCATTAATCACCTCAGTCGAATCGGTTCGGTGCCTCCTGATTGAAGAGGCCACCATTGAGTTGACGGTAGAGAGCTTGGGTGCTTTCTTCCGATGTGCGCTTCGCCTTCTGCCGTCCAGTCTCAACGGTCTTGCGAAGCTCTTCCATGTTGGCTGCCTTGCCGATGGTAGCTGCATCATGGGACAGGTGAGTGCCGCCAATCTGCTCGCCGTTGTTGTCGTAGATGCGGAATGCGCTGCCGTCCTTGTTGAAGTCGAACGACAGGTTCTCCATGTCGATGTCTTGGCCGTACTCCTTGCGAAGCTCAGGCAACATCTTGATGGTGTACGCCTCCAGTGCATCGTTGGCTTGCGCCTGACTAACTGGCTTGTCATCAGCCGACAGACCGTGACGGATCACAGACGGTGGCACGTTGACGATGGTGCCGTTGAAGGTCTGGGAAGACTGGGACATGCCCTGCTTCACCACCGACTCAGCATTCATCTTAGGATCGCGCCCGCCAGCGTACAGGCTGGACTCGGCTTCCCGGTTCCATCGGTTGGACAACTGGTCGCGCTGCCATGCCGGTACTTCCTTCGCGGTGCCGAACAGCTTCGTGTACCACGCCGGGTCGAGGACTTCTTCCACCTGCGCAGCCGTTGCTGCCTGCTGGTTCATCCGCATTGTGCCGTCTACCGAGTAGGGGTTCTGGCGGATGTTCATTGCACGACGGAACGCCGCAGAGTCATCCATGTTGCGGGAGAACGACTGGAAGTTGCGGGCGAAGGTCTGATCCTTCTCACCCAGATAGACGCCCAGAGTTTGAGGGTCTAGCGCCTTGAGGGTCGCGAGCTGCTGCTTGATGTACGGCGGCTGCTCGACTCCCTTGTAGTCGTCCGGGTTGTACGCGATGGCAGCTTCAAGCGTGCTGGCCAGTGCTGGGAGTTTCATGCGGTTCGCACGGCTCCACGCCACCTGCTGCTTGAGTGCCCAGTCGCTGACCTGCTGGGCGTCCTGCCCTTGGCCGATCATCTCGCGGGACTTCAAAGCCAACGAGGCTTCATAGGTCGTCGCGATCTTGTTGCGTTCCTTCTCGCTGTATGTCTGGTTCAGCCCCAGCGGGATGGAGTCCTGATTGTAGACAGCTTGCATCGCCAAGCCCAGCCCCTGAGTCTCCTTGGCCCGTGCCTTGGCGGCAGAGTCCATGCGGAGCTTGAGGCCAGCGATGGCGTGCGCACTGTACGAACCGGGGAACTCCTTGTTCATGTTCTCAATCTTCTTGAGAGTAGAACCCCACGATGCTTCGCCATTGACAGCGGCCAGCTCAAGGCTACCCATCGCGTCACCAATCATCGGTGCCATCTCACGGGCGTGCCACTGATCGTATTGGTCGTGGCCTGTCTTCAATAGCTGGCTGCCCTTCGACCAATCGGTTTGATCCAGTTGATCCAGCAGGCGCTTGTCGCCCTGACCCGCCTGAGTCACCGCCGACTGCATCAGCATCTTCTTCATCGAGAACTCAGACACACCCATCATGCGGGCGCGTGCGGGAATCTCGTTGTTGATGATGTGATCGGCACTGGCGTTCGGGTCGCCAAGCAGGTCTTGGATGCTGATGTTCAGCGCCTCTTCCCGCTTGGCTGTGGTGTACTGCTTGCGGATACCTTCGGTCACACCGATGAGCGCCTGCTGGCTCTCTTGGATGTTAAACGAGGCTTCCTTCATGGTGTACTTGTCCACACCATACTTGTCCAGCAGACCTTGGTACTCCTTCTGCTGGGCCTTCTGGAAGTCCTCCGGCGACATGTCCGGGTTGTCCTGCTGCAACTGCACAAGGCGGTTGTTGGCTTCCAGTGTGTCATGCTTCGACAGGATGGTGTTGTAGGCCAAACGTCCGGCGACTGTGGCGTCTTGGGAGATACCCTGCCGCTCGTCCTGCGCCTTCCATACATCCTGTGCTGCGGTGGTGCTTTGCTTGATCTTGTCCTCTTCCACTTGCCGCTCAACTTCAACCTGAGCTTGCTCGCTCAGGGTGCCAGCGAACTGAGCAAGGCTGCCCATCACGTCGGTCAGGCCGTCGGATACATACGCGGCGGCACTAGCCCGGTTCGTTTGAGCTGCTTGCTGGAAGAACTGTGCATTGCGTTGAGTGGCACCTACGCCGAGTTCAACCGCTTCACGTTCAGCCATTTGTTAACCTCCTGCTTTCGGGTTGTTGGCCTGCTGTGCCATGTCAAACTTCTGAACGCCTTGGTAGGCGCCGCCGAAGCTGCTAAGGGCAGAGCTGCCGATCTTGAGGGCACCAGATGCCCACGATGGGCGACTGATCGGCGAGTAGTCCATACCCGCCATGCCTTGGGAGCGAATCTGCTTCGCTTGGTTGTTGATGTTGTCCAGCTTGCTCTGACGAGTTGCTTGGATCGCATCGAGGTTAGCAGCGCGATCCCGGCTCAGGCCAAGCTCTTGCTGCGCAACCGAGAGGCCCGCCATACCGCTCGCAGCCGCCATCGTGTTGACGCGGCCACGGGCTTGCATGTACTGCTTCTGCATGCTGATGTTGCTATCTGCCTCATCCAACAAGGCATCCTGCTCCACCCGGCTCATGTCACCATACGATTGCTCGATGGACTTCGCCTGCTCCCGGTTGTGAATCTCTTGCTGCTCCGCTGCCGCGTCGGCCTGATTCTTGGAATCCTGCACGGACACGACAGTTGCCGCAACCGAAGCTGCGGCGGCGGCGTACATCATAAAGGGAATAGCTACTGCCATTACAACCTCCGGCCTGTCTGCTGATAGCTGCCCTCCCACTCCAACCCACGGATCTGGAGAGGCAGGTGGCTATCGGATTGAATTTCGAGCGTGGCGTCGTGGGTGAACAGCCGCACCGGCACAGGCATCGTACCGCTGATGAGCGGGGCGAAACCAATCCGGTTATTGAAGCTGCCCATGACACGCCCAAAGAATGGGTACTTCCACTGCCGGCCCATCTTGTCATTAACCAGCACCTTGAACTCACCGGTGCGGTCGTAGTTGACAGACATGCGCCCCATCGTCACCCGGTCAATCGCCATGACGTTTCCGTTCTGGTCTTTGAGGAAGGGCTGCGTTGGGATGTACCGGCACAGGTACTTGCGACCGATGACCACATTGACGGTGGTTGCCACCGCTGGGTCTTGCAGCATGTCCGGTGTGTAGAACGTGCTGTCAGTCAGGCTGCGCTCAAAGGAGAACGCTGTACCGATGTCCGTGCTGTAGCACCCGGATGCCATGACCGCCCGCCAGTTGGGGAAGTCAGCCACACGGATGTCGAACGGAGTTGCGAAGCGCCACACCAGAGCGGCTGCGTCCCATGTTGCCTGCACTGTGACCTTGCGATCCAGTCGGCACGGGAACGTCATACCATCGTCTGGGTCGTCGTTCGTCAGCGGCATATGCTCAAGGTAAACGTACCCGTCAGCATGCAGCAGGATGAAGAACACATCGTCATCCACGAACTGAACGTGCAGCAGCTTGGAGCCAGCATCGAACGTCCACTTGTGCCACGCAGCCTGCACCTTGTCGGCGCCCTGCCACAGCCAGTCATAGACGTATGCGATGTGCTGGTTCTTATCTGCACGCACGATCAACGTGTTGGTGTTCGGGTTGCTCGCCAGTTGGCGCACCCGGCCCTCGATGTACTTCTCGACATGCTCGGTGATTGGCCGCGCTGACTTGGTGTCCTTGTCCGAGTCCGTGAACATCTCACGAATGCCGGAGTAGTTGCCAGCGTCATACGCGAACATGATCGACTCACCGGTGATGGCTGGCTTGGCCTGAATGTTCATCGGGAACGAAGTCACCTGCTTGAACACCACGTTAGCTGCCGTCACCGGCTTGTCGCCATACACCATGAACTGTCCGCTGTCCGCAAAGAAGATGGCGTCACCATCCACGGTCAGGGAGTTCTTGATGATGTTGATCTTCTCGCTGTCACTGAATGCGTCGATAGGGTCAGCGTCCGTCTCTGTCTGACTCGACTCCTTGAAGAAGTTGAAGAAGTCATTGGAGCGGGTGAACACCGCCGACTCGCCGCTGGTGAAGAACAGCCGGTTCTGGAACGTGCCAACGGATTGGACGTAGCCATCAGTAAAGGAAGGGAACGGCACGGTGTCATCGTTGCCCACCTTCCGATCCACCCACTCACCAGCCTGCTGTGTGAACTGAGGGATACCACCGACAATGCCAGTGCGGATCAGGGTGTGTGGCATCGTGTTTAGGTTGAAGCCCAGACGCTGCCCACCCTCTACCGACTCCACCCACTTGACCTTGGAACCATCAGTGCCCTCGGCGCGCAGCCAGTACCGGTTCTTCTGCAAGCCCTCGGAACTCTGGATCAGAACGAGCCAGCCGTTGGGTGCGTAAGGCGGCAGGAAGGCAGGAGACTTAACCCGGCCCTGCACTGCGATCAGGTCTTGACCGCCCGCGCCGTCGATGGTGGTGATGCTGTTGATGGCACCCACCGACTTCGTGATGAACAGACAGTTAGCAACCTGCTCCACGTTGAACGCCCCATCCACCCGCATCGCTGCTGCCAGTTGGGCTGCGACAAAGTTGGTGGCGATCTGGGATGCGCGAAGGTTGGCATCCTCGGGGCCAGCGGTTGTGGTTGCACCGTTGGTCGTGTAGGAGTAGGTCGCCCCGTCAACCACCACGGAGTACGTCCGGCTGTAGGTTGCGAACTGCACATACACGATGGCCTTGTTGGCCGGGTTGGGTGGCTGCACGTCTGCACGGGCCTTGACCTGCTGGGAGCCGTTCGCGATGAACGTGTAGTCGCCGATGGTACTGAACGACATGTTGGCTCTCGGGTCGGACTCGGTGCAGTAGTCCAGCGATGCGTGCGTGATCGTAACCCCACAAGCCACTCCATTCGTCTTGAAGATGAAAGGGGTGGCATTGTCTGGCTCATAGAAGACGAAGTATTTCTCATCGTCGCCTCGGTCGTAGAAGTGGATCACGGTGCGGTCATCGTAGGGACGGTCAGCACTCAGGGGCAGTCGGGCGACGTGGCGCGTACCGATGCGCTTGTACAGGGAATCAAGAACCGAAGGGATCATGTTCTCCTGCAAGGTGCATTGGCCGTTGATCCGGTCGCGGTCAGACTGCTGCGATACTCCTTGGATGGGACGTGCCCACCCTGCTTGTACTCTAGGCATCTGGCCTCCTTAGTTGTTGTTCATGAAGCCGCCGATCTGCGCCATCGGGTGGCGGAGGTTCGGGTTCTGGAATGCGTTGCGCTTCCGGTAGGTGCTGTCCTCCAGCTCCAGTGCAATCGTGCTGCGCTGGGCTTGCTGGTTCAGCGCCGTGAACTTCGCCTGATCCACGTCCTTGTCATGGACATACCAGAACCGAGCGGTGTCGATCACGGCGTCCTTGGCAGTCTGCGGTAGGTCATCGAAGTCAACGAAGGCCACGATGTCCAGCGGGATGTACTTGAGCTTCGGGTCTGCCAGTGCGGTCAGGTCGAAGCCGTACTCCTGCGTGTCGATCAGGTGGTTGCCACGCTTGGCCAGCTTCACTTCACGCAACTGGTGGGTGCGCTTCATGCGGACTGCCAAGCAGTTGTTCGGCAGGGTCACGCGGCCAGTGTCAGGCGCCGGGTACAGCTTGTGGAACCCTTCCTGATTGAACCACCACCCCTTACCCTTGTTGGTCTGGATGGTTGCACTGATGTCGTCGATCACGCGATTGATGTCGCCCGCGTCAACGTGGTAGTCAATCTCATCGAGCGAGCTGATACCAGCCTGCCCCATTGCATCGAGTACACGGTTGATCGCGTGCAGCTTGGTAAACTCTGGTACATATCCAGCTACTTGCATGCGTCCTCCTAGTCTCACACTGTGAGACAAAAATAAGCCCCGAGGCCAACCCGGAGGTCAGCCAAGGGGCATGGGTGTTACTCGGTGATGAGTGCGGCTGGCTTAACCAGCGCGGACACAGCAGCCTGCACCGCCAGAGCGAACGCTTCTGGTTGGATGCCGGGGCCGGTCGGCTCAGTACCTGCGAACGAATCGACCTGCATGCGCTTACGCTTCACACGGGTGGTCAGTCGGTCGGTGACATCTTCCAGAGAAGTGTCGGTGGCATCGGCGCCGAAGCCTGCCATCAGGTGTTCCCAACGATCTGGGATGGCACCTTCTGCCAAGTAGCTGTCGATGTACCAAGTCTTGTTGCCTTGGTTCCACCAGATTTCGCCGGTCAGGTCGATGGAGCGACCAACCAACAGAGCCTCGTTACCGAACGCAACGAAGATGCAGGTTTCCTGATCGTCGGTCACGTCGTAGCGGAAGCCGTTGGTTGGCTTCGACAGGATGTGGTGATCGCTCACTGCACCGTCGATGTCTTTGTGGTCGCGGGCTTTCTTCGGGAAGTGGTTGGTTGGAACCACTGGCACGTTGAAAGACTTCAACACGAAACCGGTCACGTTGTTGGTGCCGTAGGTGTTGTAGCGAGCGTCGCAGATGCGCTCAGCATCACGCAGCGAGTTGAACACCGGCCATGGCATGGCGATGGTGATCTTGCTCAGGTCGAGGTCTTGCAGCACGGCCTGCTCCAGCACCATCTCGATGAACGAGAGGATACGGGTTGGGTCGTCCATGTTGAAGAACTTGTCCTGTTGCGCGATGGAGAAGCCGTGGCCCTTAACACGCGGGACGCCAGCACGGGCGGTCTTGTTGTTGATGAGCGCACCGTAGATGCACTGCTGCAACAGCATGCGGTCTTCGAGCTTCTTGATCGCGGTGATCTGCTCTTCGGCCAACTTGCCCTTGACCATGATGTCGTCTTGCACATCGTCCAGCATGCCGACGACGTTACGGGCGATCACGGTGGTGTCGATCACCAGCGAGTTTTTGTCGAACTCGGCCTGTGCGCCTTGCACATCCTTACCCGGAGCCAGTGCTTGCACTTCGGTGGTGCCGAGGTACTTGTTCGACACCGAGTTGGTGCCTTGCACTTGTTGCAGGTCGAAGTAGGACATCATGCCCATGAGGTTCACATAGGCACGCTTGATCTGGCCGGTGAACTTTTCAAAGGCCAACGAATTGGCTTCACCAGACTTGGAGACTTTCGGGTCTACCAGATTGTTTACATCAGACATTAAGCACCTCGCTATTCAATCAAAAGGAAATGGAGCAGACGAATCTGCTCTATCTATACTGCAACTTAATTCAGCGACCTGCGCGCAGGCCAGCCGAACGGAGCGAGTCAACCTGCACCTGATAGGCGCGGTCTTCCCAATACTTGCTGCCGTTCATGATCTGCTGGTATTCAGCAGCAGTCAGTACGGACTTGCCGGTCAGGTCGTCGGTGCCACCGCCTTGGGTGTTCTCGTCGCCATCGCCCAGCAACTTGATGGTGCGGTCGCCGTTGGTCAGCTTGTCGTGCTGCGCCATCTGCTGGCGTGCCATCGACATGACCATCTTCTGGGCTTCCCAGTTATCGCCGCCCATGACCGCGTTGTAGCTCGCGATCTGCTTCTCGTCGAAGTTGGCGATGATGTAGGCTTCCAGCTTGTTCAAGCCTTCCTCGCCACCGACCAGCTCGTTGTACTCGGTCTGCATGGCGACCTTGGCCGCGTCGGCGTCCTGAGTGGTGCGGGCGTGATCTGCGATGACTTGGCTGTTCAGGCCTTTGTACATCGTCAGGTAGCCATCCACCATGACCTTGCCGAACTTGGCTTCCAGCTTGGCGCGAGTGTCGGCGCTCAGCTCGAACTTGCCGTCCTTGGCGAACAGCTCACCGAGCAGGACTTTCTCGTCAACACCAGCCTCGGCCAGTTGAGCAGAGATTTCAGCCGGGACTTCCACTTCAACCTGCTGCTCGCCAAAGAAGAACTCAGGCTGCTCATCAGCAGTCGTCTCATCCTTCTTGTCGCCTTCTGGTTCCGTGATCGGGTTGCCCTGATCGTCCAGCTTCGGTGCAGGTTCCTTTCCGTCATTGCCAGTGTCAGCATTGTCATCCTTGACCTCCGGGGTTTCCACTTCGGTTTGAAGGTGCGACGGGCCGCCCGTCAGATCAACAACATCCGGCTTCTCGCTGTTGCCGGTCAGGTCGATGATGCTGTTGGTGGTGTCGCCTGCGTTGCCGGTCAGAACTACTTCGGTAGCCATTTACATACCTCCATTATTACTCATGAGATTATCAGCGATGGTCGGGACTGCCTTCTGCAACCCTTCGGACATCATCTGCTGCTGTTGTGCTGCCTGCCGTTGCTGCTGCGCCTCGGCGTACTGGTCGTCTGTCATCATGAATGGCAGAGTCAAGTTGAGCTGGTTGCTCATGTACTGGGTATAAGCGCCCCAGTCCACACGCTCTTGGATCGGCTGCGGCCAAGCGGCTGGCATGCTGACCATCTCGGTGAACTGCTGGATACGATCCAGCTCAGACATCTTGCTCAGTGCTTCGATGCCGGTCATCAAGGTGATCTTCAAGTGTTGCTCAGTCAGCTCCATCCCGATGCGGTTAAGCAACAGGCGAGCATACGGCTTCTGCAACGTCGGGGCGAGCAACGTATAGTTCCCACCCAGTGCCTGCTCGTTGGACTGGCTGTCCCGGCGAATCTCGTAGGCAGTTACCCGCTCTGCGTTTCGCTGGATCTGGCTGTCCATCATGAAGGCTTGACCCACCCGCTTCTCGTACTTATCAAGCACGGCGCTGATCGGGGTGAAGTCGGCGTACTTCTCCAACTGGAGGACACCGATGTCGTCGATGTTGCCATAGACGTACTCACCGGTAGGGCTGTTGATAAGGTGGTCAACATCCGTCACCGAACCCGGCTTGACCATGTACTTCACGTCTGCCATCAGGATCATACCCTTCGCCAGCGCTTCGCTGAGGAACTGGATCATGTGCAGGTCGCCAGCATGCAGCTCGACTTTCGAGCGGCCATAGTCCTCACCGTAGTTCGCTTCCCAGCGGAGAACGATGAAGGGGTTGCGGTCTTTGTGAACGCGGTACTCCTGCCCTACGCTCAGCCCTTCGGCTTCCTGTCGGATCATGAAGAAGTCGCCGTCACGCTTGACCTCGGTGTACAGCTCAATGTTGGTGTCCTCATCGCGACCACCACCGCCCTTGCGGTTGGCCTTGATTGCGATCTGGAGTTCAGGCGGGAACGTGTCCAGCGCCTTGTGTTCCATGAGGATCTGTTTGAGCAGGGTGCCGGACTTGTCGCGCTTGACGACGTACCGGTTCAGCGGGTAGTTCACTGCATCACCCTTCGCAGGGAGGTACAGGCAGGTGTTGCCAATCGCCAACAGGTGGCGGATGGCTTGGCCAAGTGCAGAGCGGCCACTGATGCGCTCATGCTCCAGCATCGCTTCCTTCACTGCTGCGGCCAACAGGGTCTGGGCTTTCACCACGGCGCCTGCTTCTTGCTGCAACTGGATCAGGGTAGCTTGCTGTAGCTCCGTCCCGAAGAACGGGGAGTGCGGCGGGAACATCGTCATCACAAGTCGGTTTTCCAGATGCGTCAAGGCGGATGCCCCGAAGCTCTGCCAGCCGGTGGTGTTCATGCTGTCCCCATAGTCGCCGCTGCCGACGTGATCGAAGTCAACCAGCAGGTGAGGGATCGTGTAGCGGCTGAACCGCTTGCCACGCTCAACGAAAGCGTTCCGAATAGGCTTGAGCTTTTCGTATGCCTGCTTGATGGTCTTGGCCTTCTGGCCTCCAGAGTTCTTGACCTGTGCCCGACCACGCATGGTCAGGTCGATCTGTCCCGTCTGGTGAGTTACTGGTCGCACGTCACGATTCATACGGCCTCCTTAAACAGCGAGGCCAGTACCGGCGGTGGATGCCGCAGGGCGAACCAGTTTGCGTTTGCCAGTGCTTGCACCGGTGTCGGTGTCGCCATCGCCCAGAGTTACGTCCTCGGGCTGCACGTCCACTGTACGCTCAGGGCGTTCAGCGGTGAAGGTTTCCTTCGGCGTCTTCGGTTTGCTGCTCATGTTAACTCCTTTCGATACTCAGTACCGACGTGTGTGTATCCCATGCGCTGGTAGAACTCACCGGTCTTGTCTTCGTGGATGCCTGATGCGACGGATAGCTGCACGGCTTTCGCCCCACGACTTATCGCCCAGTCCTCCCAAGCCTTGACCAGCTTGTACGCAGCGCGGCTTCCCCGATAATGCGGCTCGACATATAGGAGCGTGTCCATAGCCATCTTGGTCGGGTTCCAAGGCAGCGGGCAACAAAAGCCCCACAAGAAGCCGACAGCCTCCGAGTCATCGAACACGATCAGGAAGCAGCCATCATCGTTCATAACGGTGAGAGCAGCCTGATTCAGCGAGTAGTCCAGTTGTACCGGAAAACCCTTCGTGTTCGCCTCATTGGCGTACCGACTTGCGAGTGGGGCAATTAGTAGCATGTCGAGCAAAGTTGCTTGACGTGTGTGGATCATGGCTTGAATGTCGCCTCGATCTTGCGACGTAAATCGCGTTTCGTGCTATTGGCTACGAACACCCCGAGGGCGGACGTAGGGGTTTCTGTATCTTCTGACAGGAAACCCATCAAAGTATCGAAAGCCTCACGGCCAATGCGTTGTACTGGTGGGGCACCCCGCAAGCCATTGCTAGCTTCTGGGGCTACACCACCTGCACGCATCGACGGCGAGAGATGTCGTTCATTCATCGAAGTCGTCCTCTCCTGCTGCGGTTGTTAGAGATGCCACCTGTTCTTCAAGTGCATCGACTCGTAGGCCATGTGCCTCAGCCTGCTCGCGGAGTTCTGCCGGAATCGGCTTTCCCTCACGGAGCAGGTCGTATACTTCTTTGAACACTTCGTACATTGAAACTCCTTGTTCTATACTGCAACTTAAAACTAGAAGTCGCCCACGGTTTTGTCGTGGCGTTCCTCCATCACCTTCGGTAGACGGATCTTGCCCTTGCTGCTGTCGGATAGGCCGCGAACGCGATAGACACGCATGTACGGGTTGTTCGGGTGCGGCGGGCCATCCATCAGCATGGACGTGTAACCGTCGAACATCTTGGTGGCGTCGTCGTGAGTCCAGCCCTTGCCGAGCATTGCCTTGATGACTTCCCCGCCCTGCCAACGAAGCAGGAGGTTCGCCACCTTGCCGGTGTACTTGCCCTTGCCTTCCTCGATGCCAACGCACAGCAGGTCGTAGTTCACCTCGCGTACCCACTTCATCATGCGCCAGCCCTTGTGGCCTGCCTCCCAGCCGGTTTCCGGTTTGAAGACAGCACCCTCTTCGCCCATGTCGATGCAGTGCTTGGCGTAGGCTTCCACCTGCTCCAGCGTGTTGCACGACACATAGTCGAGGATGGTGTAATGACCGGGCGGGCACATGGTCAGGTTGGTACGCATGCGCGCCACCCGATCCTTGTAGGTGCGATCCGACTTGCCCTGCACGAACTCGTCGATGGTCAGGTTGTCGTGCAGGTACAGGTGCAGGTTCTGCGCCAGCTCTGCCTGCTCATCGTCCAGATCCTTGGTGCGGTTCGGGTTCACTATGCCGCTGAGGACTTCCAGCGAGCAGAAGTCGTTGCACAGCTCAGCGATGTACACGCCGTTAGGGAACAGGGCGCTGTGCAGTTCGCGTTCGAGGTGCTGCACGTTGGTCATGAGCCGGCCAGTGCGGTTGAAGATCAGCGTGCGGGTTTGCAGGACGAGGATCAGCGCATAGACGCCATCCTTCTTGACCTGACCCACAACAGGGAACTTGACGGACTTGTGCAGCTTACCGTCCTTGTTCACTTCCTGCCAGTGCTTCAACTTCATGACGGTCTTCTCTTCGGCACGGCTCACTGCTGCGCCAAGGAAATTCCAGATACGTTCAACCACGGGTTGCCTCCAAGTATTCAAAGGTTTGAGTTGCGTGGTCGAATGAGAGTTCAACCTGCGCGCCGGGGCGCCACAGGTACTCAGCGATCACGATGAGATGCACCACACCAAGGGTGGCTTCTCGGTGGTACGGGAAGTTCACACGCAGTCGGAAGTCAGAACAGTAGATGTCAACCTCGACATCCCGGCTGGCGTGGTTCACAAAGGTGCTGTGTATCCACTCGTCGTTCACGTTGCGCTTGCGGTTCAGGTGAGCCATGCGGCCTCCTAGATGTTGAAGAAGCCGAGCTTGCGCCCAACCCAGATGACCAGACGCAGGAACCAGTTGCCGCGAGGCGGACGTGGGTTCGTGCTGTTCGGGAGTGCCCATGCCTGATCGTAGGCTTGGCGGTACTTGAAGCGGCAATCAACAGGGACGCGGCTCAGGTCGAGAGCCATGCGGTGCAGGCCACGTTGAAAGCCTACGTTAGACCAGTATGCGTGCTGAGACATTACAGTACCTCCATGAAGGCGCGATTGAAAAGATGAGGGGACATCCACTGACGGAAGGCCACTTGGCCCGGTGTATCCTTCTGCTTGCCACGCATCAGCACGACCAGTTGGTCGGCCAGTAGGCGCAGGTTGTTGCCGTATGCCTTGCCCATGTTGTTGTGGACAGTGACGTGGCGCAGGTGTTGCGGCAGGCGCGACTCGGTGGCCGTGCCCTCGAAGCTGGTGTTGTCGTTGGTTACTTCGATAACGAAGTCACACGCCGCTGCCTCGTTCTCCGGGCGCACGTCGGTGATAATCACGAAGCCGGACTCCCAGCCACCACACACGTTGTGGATGTTCTCTGCGCAGCGGCGTACCCAGAACTCAGGGTCGATACGGCGGGCCGCTTGGCCGATGATGATGAGGATGTCGCGACCAGTGCAGGTCATCTCGATCCCATCGAACTCCAGAGAGTCGTGCCACTTCATCGGCACCTTGGCTTGGCGAGCTTGCTGCATCAGCTCGATTTCCACTGCCTTCTGCCAGTCACGCTGCCACTGACCCACGATGGTCGCGGTGTCCCCCTTCGGCCCCTGACCCATCTGGGTAAGGCCGAGGTACAGGTTGTGGATGGAGAAGTTGAACTTGCAGGTCAAGTCCTTGTGCTTGTCGAACAGGTCGGGGTCGCCACCCGTGACAACGTAGGTCAGTTGGCGCAGGGCCAGAGCGAAGCTGGTGGTGTACACAGGGTGCCCACGGTGGGCCAGCTCGTCACTGAGGATGAGGGCGCCGTAGTCTTTGCCGGAGCGCTTGGCCCCGTTCATACCGAGAATGAACATGATGAATCCTCTTGCTATTGGGTTGGGGGTTCCCCGCACAAGGCGGGGTGAGCTTAGCTGAGAAGACGTTGCAACTCAGGCAGGAAGTCACGATAGGTGACACCCTTGTCAACAATGACCGGGAAGTAGAACGCCCCGATACGCTGGCTGACTTGTGGAACTACAGCGTCAAGGTACTTGCCCTGCTCACGCAGGAAGCCCAGACGCAGCTCGTCATCCTCCGGCAGTCGCCGTCGCCGCATAGCTATATGCTGGCGGTGTGGGCTGGTGCGGAGGTGCAGCACGACACGCGGTGGGTCAGCCCGTAGGCGTTCCATACAGCGGTCAATGGTGGACAGGCGGATCGACATCTCTTCGATGTCCTGACAGACAGGCACAAGGCGCATCTCGTCCGCCACAGTCTGCACATCGCCCATGTCCGTCACCTTCACGGATTCACCGAGGGCTTCGATCAGTGCAGCGACGATGGTGGTACGGCCAGAGGCACGCCCACCCACGACTACGATTTGCATTTACAGCTCTCCTACCCAGCGGCCTTCTTGGTTCAGACGCATGGGGATCAGTTGAGGCACGCTGTCGATGATGACAGAGCAACCGAGGATCGGCTTGCCGGTGAAGTTCTCGCCGTAGCTGAACGCCGGGTGGGCCGGGTCGATGAGGCACCCGCTAATCATGGCCCAATACTGCTTGGCCGTAGACTGCGCGTACTCCAGTTGGAACTTGCCATGCTCATGACCCGTGACCAGATGCTGGCCAAGGTGAGCAGCCACGCCCAGCTTGTTGCTGCTGGCCTGATGGCGGAAGTTCACGGTGCTGCCGTTCGGCAACTGGATCTGCCACTCGAAGTTCCAGCTCCAGCCTTGGCCCTTGCCATCAGGGAACAGCACCTCGCGATAGGTTCGCAGGTACTCAACCGGGATGCCATACGCCTTGGCCTTGCGGTACAGCAGGGAGCCGTGGTTACTGTGGCAGACTAGCTGCTGAGGGAACACAGCTTCAAGCTGAGACACGAAGATCCGGGCAGCAGCCAGCTCAGGGCCAGCGGCGTCGAGGTTCGGGTCGGAGTTGTGGAACGACATAGCGTGGCCGTCAGTCTCGTCGCCGAGGTTGACCACCAGTGTCGGGCGGTAGCGTGCAGCGACAGCGATGAGGAAGTCCAGCGCATCCGGGTGATGATAAGGGGCATGCTGGTCAGGGATGACCAAGATGCTGGACGAATCACACTCGAAGTGGTAGCCCAAGAAGTCCTCGGGCTTCGGCTCTTTAAGCTCACGCATGTTCTTGATGACACGGTTAGCCGTGGTCAATGTCATGTACGGTTCGCCGTTCTTCTTCATCGTGTCGAACTGCTTAGCCCAGTACCGCGCAAGCTCAGGGCTTACGACGGTGCCGTGGGTGTTGGCTGACAGGATGCTGGCCATCTTCTTGAAGCTCGGCTTGATGCCTTTGCCTTTGGAACGGGCCAGTGCTGCTTGCACCTCTTCATCTGTGAAGCGGCTACGGATCTTAGACATTAAACCTCCGATGTCTTAGGAGGCACGCGAGGCGGCTGCTTTCTTTCTAGCTGCCGCATTTCTCTTGTTGCGTTCCTCCGTGGGTGTAAGGAAAGTATGGTGTACATACGGTGTTTGCGGTGTCCCGTGCAGCTCGTAGTAAGCCACCAACCCTTTGAGCAGGTCGATGATTTCCCGCTGAGTCTTGCAGCCACCCCAGCGGATGCACAGGTTGCGCAGCTTACCTTCAAGGCCATTGACGCCCCGAGGTAGTGCCGCACGGATGATGCCCGTCTGGTGGTTGTGATCCACCACGACGTTGCTACTGGTCATGCCACGCAGCGACCGGCCCGTGATAGGGCACAGTCCATTCTGCTTGGCAATCAGCTCTGCCTTGATCCTTGGCAAATCAGATGCCTTGGTCTTCACTCTGTCCATACCGAGTCCTCCCCTGATGGGCAGTGGCTCTTGCCACGCCACAGTTCGCCTTTGTAGGTCTGCATCCACGCCAACCGCCCTTGCTCCAGCATGCGCTGGTAGGCGGTGAGTTGCGTAGAGCCACCACGGAAATTGACGGCGGTGTGCAGGCCAGCCCCATAGTGAGCCTTGTACGCACTCAGCACTGTCTCGTACAGCTCCTTGTGGGAGGTGCATTTGTCGAGCAGGTCGAAGGCGTAGGTTGGCCCCTTGCCGGGGATGCCCTTGTAGTTGTCCGCGTCGTCGCCGATGATGAGCTGGGCGTAGAAGAACTTGAGTCCCGTACCTTTGAGGTCGGTGATGCTCACGCTCTCCTTGCGCCCCAGCAGAACACGCTTGGTCTTGACAGTGCCAGCCTTCGCGCCCCGAGTCCACATATCATATGGGCCGGGATGCTCTGGGCTTACTGGTTCGCCCTTGACGAGCGGCCAGTTGGCATAGTCGTTGACCTCGTTGATCTTGGTCTTCGGCTCCAAGCCACCTAGCGTGTCGATGAATCGCTTGACCTGCTTGCGCGGGTCGTAGTGCCAGCCACCAGTGATGCAGCTATCCTTGTCGGAAGAGCAGACCACGGTGTTGCAGAAGGCGCGATGCTCAGGAGAGCCGGGCACTACATCGAGCGCACGGGCAGCGTCCCACACAGCAATGCTGATGAGGTCGTCCGCTTCCTCACCATCGGAGATGATGGCGTTCAGCTTGTCGATCAAGTCGGCCTTGAGCTGATGGAAGAACGGAGGCTTCTCCGGGTTGCGCTGGCCCTTGTAGTCCTCAGTGAAGGCTATGTCGAGACGGAAGTTCTTGGCGCTGTTCGTGATGAACAGTAGGGCAGAGTCACAGCCAGCAGCAGTCACCCACGCATTCAGTTCCTTACACAACATCTCCCACGCCTCGGCGTATTGGGGAGTGTCACGGAGCGAGTCATAGTAGCCTTGCTCAACAGAGAACACAGCTTGCGTGTAGCTCAGGCTGTAGTGGGCAGCGATGGCATAGCCGATCTGGTAGGGAAGCAAGTCAGCATCCACCAGCGCGGTCATGTTGCCAGTCGTCGGCCACTGTTTGAAGTGTACATCGTGCTCGGCAATATCGCCGCCATAGTTGAAACCATCGGTCATCATAACCTCCAATAATGAGGACATGATAATGATGATGATGGTGTACAAAAGAAAGCCCCATCAGTCCGCGAGGGCTGATGAGGCTACGGTGTTGCAGGCCGGGAGATTAACCCTCGAAGGATTCTTCTTCGGCAACCGGGGCTTCGGCTTCGGCTTCTTCTGCTACTTCGGCAGCAGGCGCGCCCACTTCCTTGAACAGCAGGTAAGCGGCAACGACGTTGGCCTTGGCGATCAGACCTTTATCGGTCGAGCCTTCGGCGGCAGTGGCGCGTGCGAAGGACAGACCTTCTGCGAAGTATTTCAGGCCGCCCAGTTCGACCAGCGCTTCGGCTTCGGTCTTGTGCGACTTCTTGCCGACCAGCTCACCGGAGGTTTCGTCGATGACCACGAAGGTGTCAACGAACTTGCCAGCGATAACGGTTGGGAAGGCTTTAACGATCAGGGATACTTGAGCTTGGGACATGTGGCACCTCTCTATTCAATGGGTGAGCGAAATTGCTCTATCTATACTGCAACTTAATTAACATGGAAGCAGCACGGTGTAGCGCCCATCCCGTTCAATCTCCGGTCAGTGACTTTTGAATTGACATGGGGCGCTATCCTTGATGCCTCGCTTGAGCTGGGAGTACACGGGTCAGACTCAGGCTTACCGGTAGACGGGAATGAGTGTGCCTCTAGTTACTATGCCAACTGCTAAGCAGTCTCACACTGTGAGACTATTGTGGATCAGTCCTATATGCGTCGTAGTTGCGCAGGACGACGGAGTTTTACATGATGATGCGTTCTGTATCTTGGTTGACCATCTGGCCTCCTTATCTATACTGCAACTTAAACCCAGCGCTTAACGCGGGCTACGGTGTGCAGAGGGAAATCGTAATTGGCACGGTCGCCTTTGTCGTCCTTGAAGTTGACACAGACGAAGCCGTCACGGTAGACCACATGCAGGTCTTCGGTGCCTGCACCTTCAACGAACACTGGGCCGGTGTAGGCATCAGCTTGCGCCTCGGTGGTCACGGCATCATCATCGGCCTTAGCCAGACGTGCGTGACCAGCAGCGATGGCGCATGCGGCGATCAAGTGGATCTGTACGCCGCGTGCCTTCATTCGCCGAACTCCTGCTCTTCGTTGAGGGCTTCGACCTTGCCAGCCGGGGCCGGGGTCTGCTTGCCTTCGTCGCCGTCGCCAGCTTCGTCGTCGGACTTCTTGTCCTTGCGGGTGTACCGCTCGGTGTCCTTGTCGTACATGGCTTGGATCAGAGCCTGCACCGGGTGGGTGCCTGCCTTGAACTCTTCGGTCTGCATGACCGTCTCGGCGAACTCGCGGACAGGATGCAGCTTGCTCAGGACTTCTTCGGTCAGCTCAGCTTCCATCAGGAAACCGGGCGCACCTTCCAGTGGCTTGTAGGCCGGGGCAGCTTCCAGCAGCTCCAGAGTGTCCTCACCAATCTCCGCCATGTTGGAGAAGTTGACGAACTTAGGAGTGTTGTCCTCGTTCATCTCCTTGCCGCCCTTGAGCGACAGGCTGACGAGCTGGTTGCCCATCGTGGTGAAGCCTTTGTGCTTGGCCATGCCACCCATCGCTGGGATGAAGGTCTTGTGCAGGAAGGACTTGTCGCCCTTCTTGAGCGGGAACGGCTTCACGAAGAACATCGGGCTACCGTCGTCCAGCTTGTCTTCCTTACCCAGCAGGTGGAAGATCGCGAACGCATACGGAGCAGGCGCCTTGGCCTCACCCTTGAAGTTCTCGGAGAACGTACCAACTCGGATCAGCGCCCACAGACGGGCGTTGCGAGTACCAACTTTGGGGTTCTTGAAGTTGGATACCGTTTCGGCAACGGCACCACCATAGTCAAAAGCGTCGGACATGTAACCTCCATGAAATAACTAGAGCGAACTTGCTCTATCTATACTGCAACTTAATTGTGTGAGACAAACCACCTAGGCTGTGAGACTTTTCCTAGGTGGCTATCCCGTTAGTGCGTGTCGTGCCACGACTTACCGATCTTGTACTCACCAGCCAATGGGATGTTGAGCTTGAACAGTTCGCCGGTCTTGGTCATCGTCTCAGCGAGGATCTGACCTGCACGGTGGTAGGTGCGCTTGCAAGTGATGATGCCATCAGCAGCCGATACCTTCCCTGCCGCCGACCACATGCGACCATCAAGGTCAACGTGGACTCGCTTCTCTTCCGGCTCAAAGGCGGCCTTGATGGCCTTCTTCTCGTCCTGACCTTCGGCGATGGTGTAGGGGATTTCGTACTCCATGAACAGCACCTCTTCCTCCGGCACCTCCATCTGCACTTCGTCGTGGACGTTGGCGATGAAGCGAGGGAAGCCCAGCTTGTCGAGGGCGATCTGCTCCTTGACCATCTGGTTCTCTGCCAAGCACAGGCCGTACTTCATGGTCAGGCTACCAGTCATCTGGAGCAGGACGTTAAGCACGGTGTGTACCTTGATCTTCTTACCGGTGCGGCGGATGCGGCCCCAGCGACCGTCGATGGCATGGAGATAACCGAACTGGTTCCCTTCTGCTTCAAGGCGGTCGATCAATGCAGCGAGGGTTGGCAGCTCACGACGGAAGCGAGCAACACGCTGCTCCATCTCGGACTCACTGATGCCACACACGCGGGCGAGGTTCTTAATGCCAGACCCATAGAGGAAGGCATAGATGAACGTCTTCGCAGTGTCACGCAGCAGCAGGCCAGCCAGCTTCTGGTTGTAGCTGTGGATGTCACCGTGCAACACGACCTCGATGTACGTCGGGTCATTCATGAAGTGCGCCAACATGCGCAGCTCCAGACCCGAGCCGTCGCAGCCCAGAACCATCATGCCCTTGCCTGCAATGAACAGGTGGCGCAATGGATGCAGGCCGCGAGACGGGATGTTCACGACGTACTTGTGGCGCATGCGGAAGGTGTTCGTCCCGATGGAGAACGCGGCAGCAGGTACGCGCCACTCTTCATCGTAGCTGGACGGCCACTCACCCATCTTGGCGTAGTAGTCCTGCGCCTCCATGCCATGCTCGCGGGAGAACGCACGGGCCATAAGGCCGCGGCACTCACGCTTGCCATTCGCTTGCTTCGGCCACTCCTTGTTGACGGCGAAGTATTCCATGTCCCCGATGTTCAGGATCTGGGAGCGGCGGGAACGCAGAACGTACCAGCTAACCAGACCTTGCAGGAACTCAGGCACCTCGCCATCTTTCGCAGCCCACGCCTTCAACGATGCCTCGTCGATCTTGCCCGACCATGGCTTAGGAGGATCACCGCTTGGGTTGTCCTCATCTTCCATCCACTTCTCATCGCCTTCCGAGAAGTTGATACCACGCCAGCCGCGAGGATAAAGGACGTTCTCCTTCATGTACTCAAGGTTGCCCAAGCCAATCTGCTCGAAGACGATAGGCGTGAACGGGCCAGCGACCAGTGGGTCTTTGGTGTCGTTCTTGTTGCCGACCATCTCGGGGAAGACTTTCTTGAGGTTGGCGGTGTAGTCGCCCTTCATCGTGGTGATGGCCCACATGGTGGCCCGACTGCCACAGCGCCGCTCGGTGTTCATCAGCAACGGGCGCAGCTCTTTACGGAGCCACGTCGAGTCGTCGTTGAACGCCTTGGTGTACGCGGTGCAGGTTGCGTCGATGTGCTTCGCCTTCATCGGCTCCGTTACCAGACGATCTGGAATGTGCGGGCGGATCTTGGCTGCAATGTCTTCCATCTGGCGACCGAGTAGATCCCAGTCAGACTTTGCAACCTTCATGTCGAGGCGGAAGCCACGGAGCGCTTGCCGGGTGATGGCCAGAGCCACCTGTGATTCCATGCGGAGGGCAGACGAGATGCCGAAGCCTGTCTGCTTGTTCGGGCCGCGCTTGACAGCCTCAGCCCAGTCGCCGTGCATCAGCCAGAAGAACATGTCCTTGCCGATGATCGTATCCTCTACGCATCGGTGGATCATGTGGTCTGTCAGGTGCGTCCAGTCATCGTTGTCAGGCTTGAAGCGCCCGATGCGGATACCGTGTGCGGCGATGGAGTGTGGCCCCACGTTCCCGTAACCCATAGCGAACGCCTGTGGCGGTGGCTTGCGGTCAGGGTTGGTGAGCTGGCTGATGAGCATGGTGTCCATCATCTTCATCGGGAAGTACGCTTGGTGCGTGCGGTCTTTGCCACGGCGCTCAAGGTAGTTGTACTTCCAGACCTTCGGCCAGACGTACTCCAGCAGGAACACGTCATAACCCACACCGTTCTGGAACACCAGAGACTCGGCTTCCATCATGGCATGCAGGGCATCTTCCAGATACCCGTCCTGCTGGTCTTCCTGATCCAGATGCACGCGAGCGGAGTTACGCTTCTCGTATGGGTCGAAGAAGACAAAGGACTCGCCTGTGAATGCGTCGGTCAGGACGCACTCATGTACACAGGTCGGGTCGTTGTAGCGGAGGTCTGGCAGCAGACCTTCCGCCTCGGTGTCTACGATCCAGAAGCGACCGACACCACTAACTTTTCGCTGGCCCTTGGGCCACTTGCTTGGGTAATGTTCCATGCCGCACCTTACAGGGAGTCGAGGAATTTATCGAAGTCATCTTGCACCGGCTGCTCGGTAGGATTGAAGGCTTCCCACTTGCGCTCCATGTAGGAGATGCGGTCAGGGTGCAAGCCTTCCTTGGTGATGCGCAGGCCGTGCTTGTCCGGGTGGAACAGGCCGAGGAACACCGGGGTGCTACCTGCCATTACAAACTGGTTCAGGTTGCAGTCGTGCTGCTCGACCAGCGTGGTGGCATCGTTCTCGACGTTGTAGAACACAAGGTCAACATCCAGATTGCGCAGCGAGACAACCAGCAGAACCTTGTGATCCTTCTCGGTCGGCTCGCTGGCCTTCTTGCTCGGGTCACGCGGGTCGTCCAGTTGTTCCCCGTCCACTTCCTCGCCAGTCCAGTAGACCTTGCAGGAGTAGCGGGAGTCCAGCAGCTCGACAACATCGGCGAGGTCACTGACGGACATGTCGGCGCAGCCAATGGCGATGTCGATGTCCTTGGCGTTGTGGTGGTACTGCACGTCACGGGCGAAGCCACCGCAGATGACACCTTGCACACCAGACAGCAGCAGGGTATCGAGGACTTGATGGGCGTTGCGCAGGAGTACGGCGTTATGGGAATTCATGGGGGCACCTCTCGGGTAGGGTTGGGTTGTAACCTTGAAAGCCCCACCCCGAAGGGTGAGGCAGTTTGTTACTCGACTTCGACATGCTCAGGGTTGATGTCGATGTACGGGTACTGGGCTTGCAGGGAGTCGATCAGTTCCAGCGCCAGCTTCTCGCGGTCGCAGTCTTCTTCGATCTGGTCAACTTCAAAGGTAACGGTCATGCGGGCCATTGGGCCTCCTATTAATGGATGACGACTTTGGTGTCGTACTTGGTGATGGGTTGGCTGACAACGGTGGCCGATACATTCAGCACCTTGAAGCAGCAGCGTGGGTGCAGCTCAGCGAGGCGGGTTGCCTCTGCCAGCGCATCATCCAGCGTGTGATGGATCTTCTTAGGGATGTCACCGCCGATGCGCCAGACGTAGTATTCACCGAGGTCACTGATCTGCGCCGCGTGGTCGCACTCGGCAGTGAGCTGGGCCTGATGGGTTGGCTCTGCTTCCAGCACGTTGTAGGCGCGGAGCTGGCCGTGGTAGTTCACACGCAGGTTGCTTGCGCACTTGAACACTTCGGCGTTCGCCTTCCACCAGCCAGCACAGAAGTGGGCGCGGAAGTATTTCATGCTGTAGCCTTGCTCCGTGCCATTACGGTACAGGATGGTCACACCGTTCATGCTCACCTTGGTGATCTTGCCGATCCACAGGTGGCGGCTGGCTCCTTCGCGGAAGTAGATCGCCTCCTTGCCTTGGATGGACAGGGTGGCGGACTGGTCTTCTGCACGGATAACTTCACCGATCAATTTCATTTTGAACCTCTAAGAGTTGGGGGCTTGAAGCGAATCTGCTCCCCGATAAAGTCTCACAGTGTGAGACTCCATCAGTGGAACTAGTTCAGGGACTTGGCGATGTCAGCACGATCCAGTACCCACTTGACCAGCTTGCGGCACTTGATCGCGTCACGGTCTTGCAGGATCGCAGCCAGCGGGAGGCGGTAGCCATTCCAGCCGTTAGGCAGCGGGGTGAGGATGGTCAGGTACTCATCGCCACGACGCGACCACGCCCAGTCGATACGCACCTTGATGTTCTTGCCACGCAGGGCAATGATCGAGTCGATGCCCATGCCGTGGTGCTTCATCAGCTTGAAGGCAGCACTACCGGCCTTGACCTTGGTGACGAACTCACTGTTCATCGCGGACAGGATGTCACGGGAAGTCATGGTGATTTCGTTGAAGTTCTTGGAGCTGATGGTGATAGCCTCCAACGCCTCGTCGGTGCCGATGGCTTGCAGCTCAGCGACAGTGGTGTGGCCGGACAGCAAGTTGGTCAGGTGGCCGCGCAATTCAAAAGTGTTCATGTGTACCTCATCAGTTGGGGGTTGGGAGACTTGCGCCTCCCTATCTATACAGCAACTTAATGTCTCACAGTGTGAGACTAATACTGCTTCTCTTCACCATCCAGATCGAACGGCAAATCGAGAGCATCCTTCGGTTCGCTCAGTGGCACAGGTGCAGTGCGGTTGCGGCGCGTCTCGCTCGGGTTGTCCCCTTGGTCGAAGCTGTCACGCTCGCGCTGTTCCTTCGGCTTGTCGTCGCCCTTGCGTCCCACCTCGGGCAGCTCGCGCACACCTTCCAGCTCGGTGTACTTGCCTGTCGTGATGTTCTTCTCTGCGACGATGACGCTGCCCACCATGTGGCCGATGCCCCGGTTCTTGAGGTTCCGGTACAGGGTGATGCACTTGTGGCGGAAGACCTCGGCCATGGTGTTACGCTCGATACCCCACACGGCGTTAGCCCAGAAGGTAATGGAACCAGCACCACGGAAGTCGGACTCATACACCTCACCGCCCTGAGTGTGACCGATGCGACCATTGCCACCGCCCACCTTAATCAAGTGGGAAAGCAGGAAGATGTTCACCGCGTTCTCGTCCTTGAACGTCCCGATACGTTTCATCGTTTCGTCAATCGCTTGCACGCCGGTGGCAACTTGGCCCTTGTCGTTCTTATGCTCGAAGGCAGTCAGGTTATCGACCACGAAATACTTGTACCCTTGCAGCAGTGCTTCCTGCATGACTTCCATCACCGCGTCTACGTCCTTGCTGCCCTTGAGGTCAGCGATGAGCAGGCGGTCTTGGTTGTCCAGCAGGTCGAGGGCTGCATCGAGGTCGGCTTGGTCGTAGTCGCGGGCCGGGTTGTACTCTGCGCCGAGGTCGATTTCCTCCTGCGTCTGCGGTGGGCTGTTGAAGTCCTTGCCCACCAGCATCCCGGCGAACGTCCGTGCCACCTCGTCGATCTGGTTCTCCAGATAGATAACTACCACGTCCTCACCCATGTTCATCAGGTTGGCGACGTGGGCCATCGTGGTGTCAGTCTTACCGACGCCCGTACCAGCACCCCAGACAGACAGGTAGTGCAGGCGGATACCGAACGTGACCTTGTTGAACCCGGACAGCCAGTAGTTCTTGCCCATCTCCACCATCTGGCGGGCCTTCTCGCGCACGTCACTGACGCGCTTGAGCTTGCCTTTCACTTGGCTTTCTTGGGCGTTGAACACAGCGTTCACGAACTCTTGGTCGCGGCCTGCCTTCAAGGCATCGTTCGCATCCTTGCACCCGTGAGGCTGAACCATGTTCCTGATGGTGACACCAGTGCCACGCATCAGACGGGCCAGCTCGCGGTTCATCTTCTCGCCCGTCTCGTCGGCATCGAAGCCAGTCACGATGGTGCGGAAGGTGGACAGGAAGGGCTTAGCCTTGATGAACTCTTCGATGGCCTGCTCACCCTTGTTCGGCCCGTAGACGTGAAAGAGTTTCTTGCCATCCAGATTGGTCAGCCCGCCCAGCTCTTCCAGCCCGTTCAATTCCTTGACGAACATCTGCTGCGCTGCTGCCACGTCCAGCTCGCCACCCACAAGGAGGCACATGTTCCGCTTCTGGCCGGAGTCTGCGATCTTCTTGAGGATCTGCATACCAAACAGGTCTTGCTCGCCGAACAGTTTACCGAGGTGCCCGAAGTTGAAGTCCTTGGGCAGCGTGCGGCACTTGGCACCTACAATCTCGCCCTTCTCGTAGCGTGGGTAGTAATGACGTGCAACCTTGCCGCCTTCGTCATGGCCGACGCGGATGTTGTACAGGGCAGCGATGACGCCGTGAATAGAGCGAGAGATGAGGTGGCTACGCTTCAACGTGCCGAACCATTCTACCTCCCGATCCCACTCGGCCTGCTTGTCGTCCTGCTCTTCCTCGGTCATCACCTCCCAGCGATCAGCCATCCGCATCCCACCCAAAGCAAGGGCGCGTAGCAGCGGATCACGCAGCTTACCCTCGGCTTCCATCGTGCGGAACTCGCCGGGGCTGTACTTGATGTCGCCAGTAATAGGCAGCTCACCAACTGGCAGTGCTGTACCAGCCTGCTCATAGTAAGGCTTGCCCGACTTGTGGAAGTGGCCACGGGAACAGTACCCGCCACCATCCTCGAAGCGGATAAGGTGGTTGCCCGTCTTGTCATGGCCGTTCTCACGGCACTGAAAGCACGGTTCATTCTTGATGATCTTGGTCACTTCTTGTCCTCCACGGACAGCCAGCCGACACGCTTCATGTGCCGCTGGTCTTCCCGCTTACGACGCACAGCACCATGCTCGTGCTTATGGTAGTCGATGTGGTGGGCTGCGCGGCTGTGACGTTTGATCTTCTCATCTACTTTAGACATGTTCGTTACTCGATAATTAAGGTGGGTTGTATCTACACTGCTACTTAAAGCGGGTCATCCATAGTCTCACAGTGTGAGACAAACTCGTCGGGGGTTTCCCATTCGATGTCCTCTACCTCATGCCCACAACGTGAGCAAACACCGTAGCCTGTCACGCCATATACGAGCTTGCCGAACTGGCGTACCTCGTTGCGGTCGCGGCTCAGGGCATGCTTGCCGGTGTGCTTATCGGTGAAGGCATAGCTGTACGACATCAGGGACGGGCAGCATCTGTGCAACTGGCTCATCTGGTTATCTCCTAGGGATAATGGACTACTTGATCTACTGTGGACTACTACCACTACTTCTACTACTTAAACTACTAATCCTACCAGTGCTACTGACACTACTGTTGCTACTGGGGATTCTCCTATAGTGCAACTTAAAGTTTAGATGAGAAAAGTCTCACAGTGTGAGACTAAACGCAGAAAGCCCGCTCAGATTTCTCCGAAACGGGCTAATTTAATTATGCGAAAATGTACTTGCTGTTACGAACATCCTCCAAGTCGAGTGTACCAGTGGCTGGCAGGTCTAGTTCAAGATCACACAACACGCGGTCGCACTGTGCGTCATAGAATTCCTTGATAACATCGTGTTCCAAGTACATGTCAACAAAGCTATCAGTCAGCAGCTTGCGCAGCAGCTCAGTATTCCCGGCGTGAGTGCCGAAAGAATCGTGGATCACGGCGATGCTAGTGATACCATTCTCTGCGAAGTCCTCGGTTGCTAGCACAAGGTGGCTGGCATCCATGCTGTGAACAAAGTTCGGCGCACTGGAGGACTTCATTTTGTGTACCGAGACGGTCGGGTTCTCTTCGCGTATGGTGAAGAACGTCTCACCCATCATCTGAGTCTTAACCCGGCGTGCTGTGCTGTCGTAGACGCACTGGTTCACGATGAAGCCTGTAGGTGTCACCCACTCCAGCCCGTGGTTACGGATAGAGACTTCGTGCGTCACCTTCTTGATGAACTGCATTGCAGCGCGAGCGGCCACTACTACCTTGCCGATTGCTTCCCAAGTCAGGCCGCTGGCAAACAGCTCGCCTTGCTGCCGGCTCATGCTACCCTTGCCATCGTTGAAATTGTGCATCTGTACCGGCTGGCGGAACTGGCCCCGCGCCTTCTCGTTCTCTGCCTTCTGCAAGTCTGAGAGGTGCTGGCTCATGGACTCCCGGCAGGTCATCTGGCTGGAGCCATACGGCAGAGTCATAACCGGCTTCTTGCAAAGGCTACGGGTCACGCCGATGGTCAGCCATTCAGCAGCAATCAAGCGGCTTTCCATCTGATTCAGGGTGAACGGTGGCGAGCTGATAGAGTCCCAGCTACCTCCCTCGCTCTGCTGGATCTTCATGCGGGCCTCTGCCTTGGCAAGCATCCGCTCGAAAGACTCACAAGGCACCAGCCCTTCTACGATGTCTTCCATCCAGCGCTGTACGATCTTGGCAACTGCGCCGTAGATGTCACGCGGGCTATCCCCCGGCACTAGGTTAACTTCCTTGCCGCCTACCTCATCGCGAAGCATGGCGCTGTAGTGCTGGATGCCGGAGCAACTGCCATCCATCGCCACCGCGATTCGGCTCGGGAACGTCTCAGGCGCCTCAGTCTCACAGTGTGAGACAAAATCAGCGTACTCGACGCACCACGCCAAGAACTGCCACGGCTTGTCGGCCTGAGTCCAGTCCGTGAACGTCAGCGGATCGGCTGCGATGTCGAGGCAGGTGTCTAGGAACTCATCGGAGTTCACCTTAGCCACGCGCTCATCAAATGGCAGCTTATCCCAGCCCCAGACGTTCGCGCCGTGTACCTTGAACCAGTACTCACCCGACGCGCCGAAAGGCATAGCGTTAGCGAACTGGCACAAAGCCTTCTGCAAGTCGCCACCCTGTGGACTGATGAGGCTGGATTGCGCATAGACGCGACCACGGAAATCACAGGTATAGACAAAGTGCATATGCTCGAAGTCTTGATACTGGATACCCTGATCGATGGTAGCCGCTGCCTCACGATACTTGGCCTTACGCTCGGCCTCATCGTTATAGGTCTTGGCCGCTTCCATCTTCCACGCCTTGAAGTCTTCCTGCTGCTGCGCGTCTAGGACTGCCATCAGTTCCTGCCCGCGCAGTTCTGCGAAGTGCGACGGAACCGGGCATGGCGGAGTTTCCAGACGCTCACGGGCCGGGATACCCAACGGCAAGGCGCGCAGACGTGCTTCGTTAGCAACCTGCAAGATACGCTTATTCACGCGCCACTGTACGCCTTGCAGCGCGTTAACGGCGGCATAGACGCTAGGCATTTGACGCTTTGTCAGGCGCGACAACACGGAGTGATCCCGGCACTTAACGAGCGGCATGCCACGGCGCATCTTTTCAGTGTGCCAGCCACCAGCACGCGGGCCTGTCCAATCCAGCGGACGCACGACACAAGGCGCATAGGCTGGCGACATCTCGCCCACCACTACCTTGTATTCTTCAATCCACGCTTCCATAACTTCGGTGGCCTCAAGCACCACCACTTCGTCACGCAAAGAACGATGAATGTTACGCTTGCGGATAACCGGCACGCCATTAAGAAGCATGTTGTTAGCGAACAGCTCTACCAGCTTGCCGCCTAGGTTGAAGATGTCGTTATCGCTCCAGCCAGTGAAGCGCTCAAGATCCACGCCGAACTTATCCTTGCGTGCCTGATCCTCAGACAGCAGCTTTTCAGCATGTACAAGCACGTCGTGGCCGTGGCTGTACTTCTGGCTAGCCTGCCGCTTTAGTGATTCCTTGATAGCTTTGATGTACTTCGGCGCAGCGTTTTCCAGCTTAGTGAATCGAACCTCATCCTCGATGCGTCGCCCGATTTGCTCGGCGATGCCTTGCGCGGTTTGGTTTGGATTCATCAGACCATCAAAAATGGTCTTGATTGCGATGTAGCTAGACACCTCGGTCGGCATGCAACGGAGATGCACAAGGCTGGCAGACGGACGCCCGCGACGGCCTTCATAGTAGTCAAGGTACGCTTGAATACCATCAGCCATCGGCTTGACAAAGTTGCGAGTCAGGCGACGGAACCAATCGGTATCGGAGCCACTGCCGCCAGCGATTGCGCGGTCATTGTTGCGGATGAAACGATCCATACCGGCACCGTGCATCTTTGCCTCTAGGGCTAGTTGAATGTCTTGCATGGGATTCCCCTAAAATTAAACAGACTCGGCGCGCACCTTGTTAGCCAGTCGGTTTAAGGTGTCGCGCTCGGTAGCCGTGTAGTTAGCACCGTGGTACATCCAGACGTAAAACAGGCGCTTGTCTTCCTTCCTGAGAAGTTCGGCAAAGCGCGCCCGCTTGTGGTCGGTGTTAAAGTAGCCTGCATTGTGCATTGCTGCATCCAGCGCGTGAACCATGTTCACAGCTACCGAGTTGCCCACGGTACTAAATTGAGTCTCATCGTGATAGCTGACAGCCTGATAATCGAAGTCATCGCCCATATGCACAATGTCCCCGCCATGCTCTGTCAGATGAGAGAGAAGGGCAGGGCCAACGGCGTTAAGATCAAGCGAAGGCCAGACAGGCAGGCGCAGCTTAAAGTCATGATGTTTCATCAGTGATATTCCTAGTGGTGACTGAGAGTTAGTCAGCGATGCCACCTAAGCAGATGGCATCTAGTCTACATCTCTTGTCTAACAGTGTGAGACTTATTCAGCATTCAGCAGGCTGTCACGCGCTGCCACCAGCTTGTCAAAGGCTTCGTGTTCATTGCCATAGCCTGCCGATACCAGACCACGGAAAGCGGCCTTGATCTTAGTGGCAGACTTGGCGTCATCCTCAGACAGCCCCAGCACAACACAAGGATTCTTGTGCTTGAACTGTGGCAGCGATGGCGCGGCCTTGGAAGCATTGAAGCGGACTTGAGCTTCCTGCATCTCTTTAAGCTGCGCAGTCAGTGCCGCAACTTGTTCCAGCAAGGCAGCGTTAGCAGATGCCAGCGCTTCGTTAGCCTCATTGCCCGCCACGCCAGCACCATCAGCCACAGGCGCCGAAGGCGTCTGCTGTACGCCGCTAGGCGTCGATTCTGGTGCGTTCGGCACGTTCAAGAGCGCGGCGTCACCCTCATTCTTGTTCTCGTCAATTTGTTGCTTCTTAGGCTCGACAGGTGCCGGATTCAGTAGCAGATTGAGAGTCGTAGTAGTGAGGGAATTGTTTGCGGCAAGCTCCGCGGCCTTGTCGATAACATCGTCATCGGCCTGAGTAGCCAGCGCATACAGAACGCGCATGCTAACACCTTGAAAACGATCATCAGCGCCGAAGTGTTCGGCAACTGTCATCAGCTTGTAAGCCTGTGCCTTCTTGATAGAGAAGTGGGTGAAAGCCCATTCAAGGAAGTCAGCGCCTTTCTTGCCTTGTTCCTTGAACTCACAGTTTGCCTCAGTGAGCAACTTGCCTACCTTGACGCTTTCGGTCTGGATGTTGTCAAGAGATTGGTTAATCTCAATAACGATTTCTTCCATACGGGTAGCGGCTGGCAGGTCGGCGAAGTTGGTGTTTTCGATAGTCATGATATTGATTCCAAGATAGTTAGGCTAGGATTAGCCACGGATGCCACCATTCTAGATGGCATCTAGTCTACGCCTAGTAGGCTTGTTTGTGTACCACTGGCAGATATATGCAACGGCAACTAAAGAGCCTTGAGAGGCTTAATTGATGCAGTGGCGTAGTCTGACAATTCCGGCACAACTTGAAGGCTTGTTTCATGCTTTGTACTCCATAAACACAACTTGTGGCCCACCGTGTGACCAGTTCTCTACGCGCTTAACCTCAGTGAATCCGAGGCGCTTATAGAAGCCAGTCAGGTAGCCATCAAAGCAATCCAGACGCTTAGCGCCTTCGCGGATTGCCCACTGTACCAGCCAACTACCGATGCCTTTGACGTTGGTGAAGACTCCGCGCAATTCGCCATCAAGGATGAAGAATCCGCCTGTTACCTTCTTGCCATCTTTGGCTAGGTAGAGCTTGCAGTGATCCTTATAGAACATCTCTTGAGCTGTCTTGTGCGGAGTGTTAGGCCGCGCAGCCCAGAACTGTCTGAATGCTTCTGCTACGTCGATAGTCACTTGCTCCGCACTTGTCAGGCTGTCACCGTTCTTGTTAGTCCGGCGTGCGTGATTGAGTGCGTAGTAGTAGGCTGTCACGTCTTTGCATTGAAGGATGATAGAAGCCATGATGTTTCCCCTTTGAATGATTGAGTGTATCCGAAGGCGCACTGTTACCAATGCGCAGACGTGATACAAACTATCAAGGAATATCACTTACCAAGTTGTTAAAGAGCGTACAGCATCGCTGCTGTGGTGGCCATGATATACAGTGCTTAACAGGCTGTCAACAACATTTTCAAGTTAGTTGCGGCGGTCATCGTCTTGCTTGATGAGCCACGCATTGCCTGTATCTAGTGCGTCTTGCTTGTCCGTTGTGTGGTAGTCGCTATCGGGTTGATAGACGCCACCTGCAAAGAACTTGACGCGCCATTCTTGCCACTCGCTGTCGCGGTATACCTTTGCACTGTCGCCACAAAGACCCGCTAGTTCTGCCACCTTTCTCATGCTACTGCCCAGCCTACTAGCAAAGCTAGACCGAACATCGTGACTAGGATGCCACCTAAGAAGGCGAAGTCGCCCGCTATGGTGAATCCGTCGTCGTCATTGTACCGAGGATTTACGCTGTATGTTCTCATGCTGATAGTCTCCCATTGTGAGACAACCTGCTAAGCACTGCATATCATGACCGAGTTGTTAAAGAGCGATAACGCAATCCCTTTAGGTGTTGGCCCTCTAGGAAGGCCACACTGTACGCATGCTATTGTTGCTTGTCAACTGCTAAATCTGAGTAGATAAGAGCTTTCGTCTTAGCTACCAATGCAGCCCGCTTTGTACCGCTGTGCGCTGCTGTCTTGCCCTTGCTGTGCGTGGCTGCTATCCGGTGGAAAGTGGCCGACATGATACGCAAGTGATTAGCTGTCAGGTTGATATGACGTTGCATGGTGGTGACTCCGCTTGTGAGAACACCTAAAGAGACTGAGTTATTAAAGAGCGTGTACCGTGTTGCTGTGGTACGCCGCCATAGTATCGACCGAGTGACATCCTGTCAACACCTATACAGCAACTTAATTCGATTATCTGCTACCGAGGTGCAACACGGCACGCCTAGCCATCGTGACACCTTGCCCATACCTTGCCACCTAACCTAGTAAAGCCTGCCAGTGGCTACCAGATGCTACCGAGGTAGTGCCTAGTAGATACCGAGGCTGCTACCAGTGGCAACCGAGGCAGGTACTAGATGCAGCCAGTAGCTACCATGCCGCAACCTAAGTGCAACCACACAAGCAACAAACAGATGCCGCCCCGTGCTACCTGCTGTCAAGTATCTTTGTCTCACACTGTGAGACTACCTGTCTGCTACTCCGTCACCCTCTAGCGTGCGCTGTGGCCTAGCTAGTCCTATCTGGTGGCGTGTAGCTGTCGTGCCATGATGCCCTATCCCTACTGCATCGGCCTGCCAGCCATGCCAGCACCTACCGAGGTAGCCCCCCAGCCCCCACCCTTTGCGCCCGAGGTGCCACCCCCTGCTCTCAGGAGGCCAGCGGCCCGAGGCGGCACGGGGGAAGCGGGCGGCGGCTAGCGGCGGGAAACCCCCCACATGTACAAACCATTTTTGATTCGGGCATGCTACTGGATTTCCGGCTTGGTAGCCACCGAGGATCACTCCTTGTCACTACCCACCCCATTCAAGGCATTGCAGATGTCCAAGGCTGCGCTGTACTCAACCAGACCCTGCACCAAGCCACCAACAGACCTAGGGTCTACGATGGGGTGGATGCAAGCTACCGGC